CATTAAGTTTACTAAGTGGCTATCTGTTATCTTCTCTGTCTTAGAGATAGGTACAATAGCTTTAGCAACCTCTTCTAATTTAATTTTAACTACTTCGTCTTTAACTTTCTTAACTAAGTCTTTTACATCTGAAGATATTTTGTTAAGCTCTTCGTTAACTATATTACGTAAACGTGCATTTGAGTTAACTGATGTAATAAATTCTTTAAGTATGTTTTTTTGTTCTGGTAGTAAGTCTTTGTATTTATCGTTAAATTTCTCTAACAATATTTTGAAAGTAAGTAAACGTAAGTCTTTATCGTATTTAGCGTAGTCTTCTATTAAAGTATCTTTAACGTCTGCTTCTTTTTGCGGAGAAGAGGTTAAATGCTCTAAAATAGTAGTTTTGTTATCTACTAATACGTTAGGGTCTACTAAATCTGCATTATTCTGTGCTTCTAATAAGCAATATAAGGCAGCTAAAGCTTTATAATCTCTAACCTGAATACTAAAGAACTCTTCTACGTTGTAGTTCTCTTTAATATCAGATATAAGGTTATATTTAGACTCTTTTAATTGTTTTTGATCTAATCTACGGGATATCTCAGTAATAGTAGAAACAATTGCTTCTGCTTTAGACTGAGATATATTCTTATTCTTAGCTATAAATTCATATAGTTTGAATTCTTTTGCTAAGGCTGTTTTTCCTGTAAAGTACTTCTTAAGTATCTTAACAGCAGCAGAGTCTCTATTGTTTAAAGTATCTGATGCTATTTGTTTTACAAGCAGCTCAAAAATAAGACCTGTGTTTCTAAATTTTGAGTGTTTTACTTTCATTATACACGTTTACGATTATAAATATCTACTAATTACCTAAATCTCTAATGTTCCCTTCATTCAACATATCAGGTTCATTAGCATTCTCTTTAGTAAAAACGATATTTTTTAATGAGTCTTTTGTTCTATGGTATATTGCTTGGGTGGTTAGGTTCTCCATTACATTATCATTATCTGATGGATAACCGCCTTTCATACCATGCTGCCCTAATGGATCTCTACCGCCCATCGCAGCTGTTGTTCCGTAAACTGATGCTTTTTCTCTTGGTCTACCTCCTTCTTCTCCTGGTTCTCCCCATTTAGGTTCCATTTCTGAATATCCTGTTGGTACTTCTCCAGGTGCTCCTCCTTTTGGTGTAGCAGTAGAACGTCTACCGTACATAGAAGCAAGATCGTGTGGTGTTCCGTAAGTTGTTCCTGATTTAGCAGGATCATTACCTTCATTTTCAATTTGAGCTATTCTAAATAAACGTTTAGAATCTTCTCTAACTAAATCTCTCATCTCCATGTAAGTATCTTCAGACATATCGAATAAGTTCTCATAGATATAGTCTGATGAGAATAATTTAGTATCTTTCATTTGATTAGCAAGATCAATCTTCTCTTTTAATAGAGCAATCTTCTCTTGTTCAAATATAATAGATGGAGTAGATAACTTGATTTCGAAGTTAGTTAAACTTTCTCCTGTAAATCCTTGAGTGTATAGGTGAACTAATGCTATTTTAGTTAACTCTGATTCTAATATCTTCTGTATTCTTTCTACTGTACGTGCAAATCTAATATCTTCTGCAGCAAGTGTTGCTTTACCAGATAAGTCTCCTTCAAATCCGAAGTATGCTTTTGGAATTTTTAATGCTGCAAACATTTTAGCTTGAAGGTACTGTACATCTGTTACTCCGTCATACTGTAGACCAGGAGTAGTTTCAATACGAGTAGAAGTATCTCCACCCCTTACCGGGATATAGAAATCTTCCATCATGTTCTGCATATTAAAACGTAAGTTATACTGACCATCTTCTCCTACATAAGGAGTCTTTTTCATTGTATTAACAGTCTTTTGCATAAACTGCTCTACTTCGTTAGGAGGAATAGATCCAACGTTAACAAAGAAAGTTCTCTTTTCTGGAGCTCTCATGATTCTATGAATCAACATTGCATCCTCCATTAAAGTAACTTGTTTGAAGATCTTTCTAGCTGGTTCTAAATAAGAACGGCCATAAGGTAAGTAATGTGTATCTGATATCAATCTAAAGTGTGCTACTTCGTAGTTGTCAAATTCAACTATTTTAGATTGTTCTCTTTTAGGAAGGTAGTTAGGATTCTGTGAAGAAGCTAATCCGTCTGGATCTAATTGGAAAACAACTTTTCCTGGTTGGGTAGGATCTTCTCCCTCTCGTCTAACCATATGGTAGACTGTGTATGGTAGAACATTATAAACTCCAAACTTCTCTGCTATTTCAAGCTTTAAGAAAAAGTCTCCGTATTTACACATGTTCCTAGTCCATGACCATAAATTAAATTCGATGTTAAGTACATCGTAAAATAAGTTATAAAGGACTTTTTGTATATTTTCATCAGATGATTTAATCGATAATATTTCGTTATTATCGTTTTTAACCGTAGCTTCATCAGCTACAATATCTAATGCAGAAGCAATAATTGGATCAGTATCCATTGCCTCGTAATCTGAGTATAGTTGAATCCTTAATGTCTGATAGTTCAGGTTAGGATTAAATACGTTTTTATTATTATAGATGTAGAGTCTACTAAATCTATCTACTAACGAGTTAGTCTGATATCTACCCGTGGATTGAATCTGATTAACGTCGGCAATTTTTAACTCATCACCTCCTACGTTTCTAACAATAATGTCAGAAGCAAAGAGTGTTTTAAGTCTACCAAATAAGGATTTATCCGCCATTGTAAATTTACTTTATATATAAATAGTATTATTTAAATAACCATGAGACATCTTCGTCACCATGGTTTGTCTTAACAATATAAGGATTATCTTGATAGGAACCAACTGAACTCATAACTGCTCTGTTCTGAGAGTTTAAATTACCAAAAGAAGATAGCTGTGCTCTTGCTAAATCCATACCTTGCTGTCTTAACCTCAATGCTGTATCTCTAACATATAATGCTGTTGCACAGGCCATGAGTAAATCATCGTTGTAGTTCGTCTGTGCTTGAGGTTTACCATTCTTCCATACAAATACTCTCATCTCGGCCATTAACCTCTTAGATTGTAGGGTAACCGCTCTTTCCCTTACGTATTCAATTATCTTAGCTATGACTAAAGGTCTAGTTCTAGCAGACATTGTAAACCCGGGAACGAGTTTATCTCTTTCGTATTTGTTCATATATGATTCTACTGTCTCCATATTGGATGTAGAACTATAGTACATATTTCTATATTCTCTTTCGAGTATCTGTTCTATTGTAGCCCACCCTATATTTGCATTTTCACAGACAAGTAAGGCTTCATTATATTCTGATGCTATACCTACAAGTACATTTCCAAAGTCTTTTGGAGATATCTTACCTTTATATTCGGCTACTTGGGTACATGATTCTATTTCAAATACATGGAATGCAGAGTAATCGGCAGAATCTCCTCTAGCGACATCGGCTACAACCATATAGTCTTTTGTATAGTCAGCAGGTTCCCATATCCATAAATTACTATCAACTCCTCTTCTTTCTACAGGGTCTTTCTGATAAGTCTCTTCATAGAAAATAAGGTCGGTTGGTTCAAATACAGTATCCCCTGAAGCTAAGAAGTCACAGTCACATTCCTGTCCTGCCATTCTAGGGCCAAGATCTCTATCCTGCATATCTCTCCAATCCTGATTTCTTTCAGGGTGAACAGTCCAGGGGAGTCTTACTGGGCAGAATGAATTCTCTCCTGTTTCAGCTTTTTCCCATGTTTGGTGAAACCAGTTACCAATACCGTTAGGTGTAGATAAGGCCATACATTGACCCCCGGTAGCTAGTGTTTGTTGGGCTGCTGCAAAGGTCTCCTCAATGTTGTCAATAAAGGCCGCCTCATCTATTAATAAGAGAGATACCGCTTCCGATCGGGCAGCGTCTGCATTAGATGATTTAGCTTGTATTTTAGATCCGTTTCTAAGTCTTAAAGATAATTTGTTTTTTTCAACGGCTGGTAGTTTTAACCACTTTGGTAACTCGTCATACATAAAAGTAGTCTTAGTTACAAGGTTACGTGCTGTAGCTTGTGTGGTTGCTAATGCCAAGACGTTTTTATCTTTATGAAATAACATTAACCATAGAGAATATCCTGCAGCTAAAGTTGATATACCTAACTGTCTTGATTTAAGAGTTATAATAAACTGCTCGTCTCTAAATAAATGTAGTACCTTTTCTTGAAATGGGTAAAGGTTAAAGAGTATACGCCCTCTTTTAGGGTGCTGAATATAGCAATACTTTCTCATAAAGTATGCTGGATCCTTTGCACACTTGAGGTATTCTTGTGCAATTATCTTTTTTATGTCTTGTGCCATAACTCATTTTTATAGCCCTAATTCATCGTACTGAAGTACAAGGTTATTGGCTCTTTCTGTTGCTTTTTTCATTCTCTTCTTAGGTCCTGTTCTTACGACAATACCTCTATTGAAGGGTCCTTCTGTAGCAGTTGCTTTAGAAGCATTTCTTTCAAATTCAATTATCGGTAGATCATCATCTGTAAAGTCTGATAGGTCTTTCATAGTTCTACTAGCTTTAATAGTTAAGGTATCTCCTTCTAAATTAAAGTCTGCGTCAGTAAAAGATCTTTGAACTATTTGTGCATGGTCTTGACCAAAAGCCATATCATATGTATCTTTCTCTACTTGTGGATGATTTAGTATGAATATTCTTCCGTATGGTTTACCGTTATCTGGGTTCATCATTTGTAGAACTCTAGGGTTACTTTCTAAAGGAGTTAATTTTAAGAAGGGGTAATCTCCGTTATAAGCTTTTGTAATAAATTTTTGATAAAATTCTTTATACCTTCCCATTACAGATGCCCACCTATAGGGTCCATCTTCTTTTATAGAGATAAACTCAAGACCTTTTGATGTCTCTAGAGATATATCTCCTTTCCATCCTTTTCTTTCACCTTCTTTCCCTACGTGGTTAACTCCTACTACTCCTCGATATTCTAACGTAGGTCCATTACTAGAATCGATTTTTACATTTATTGGGGAATTTGATTCTAATACGTTCTTAATTTTTTCGTATATAAAGGTTTCATTACCGACTCCTGCTCCTCCAATTTGTGTAAGAGATTTTGGTTTATGAATTATTTCTATTCCAGAATCAGTACGGTACCCTCCTCCACTGGAACCTCTTGTGGTGCTGTCTCTTTCAAATCCCATTTCACCTAATGCACTAAATACTTGCTGTCTAGGTATGTCTGTAAGTACTATTATTCTGTTCTTAGAGTGTGATGCAATCTCGTCTTCAGGAATGTTTAATTTTGCCATTATGGCTTTTCCTACTTCTTGAGCTTCTGGGGAAAGGAAACTAAATGGTTTTTTTGCCATTTCTTCTAAGTTGAAACCAAACAGAGATTCAAATATCCTTAAATCTTGTTTATTATTAAGATCAGGATATCCTTTCTCGGTCTTATATGACCATTCTAATATGATTCTATCTATTAAATTCATTAAGCTTCTGGTTCTGCTCCGTCTTCGAAGTCTATTGGTTCGTCAGTTAAATCTGCTCCTCCGCCTTCTTCTCCTCCAGCTCCTAAATCTTCTCCTCCTGCTGCTGGTTCTTCACCTCCGGTTGCTCCTCCTTCTTCTCCTGGGAAGTCTCCTCCTCCAGTGTCTGCTGAATCAATACCTTCTGCTGCTTCTCCTTCCCCAGCTCCTTTCATCGGTGATTCTGAGTAAAGAATAGCTAGTTTATCTAGTGCTTGTTGGTAATCTGCAATATTAGAAAGGAAATATCTCTTACCTAATATTTTAGCTACAAAAGTTTTACCTGTCCATTTTAATTCATAATCCTGTCCATTCTTTAGATTAATTCTAAAAGCGGTAGGACGGGGTGAAATCCAGTCAATTGAGTCTACAAATTCTGTAAAGTCTTCTGTCTGTAATTTTATAATTGCAGCTTTAAGGGTAGGAAATCTACCTAATATAGTATCTGTAGCGTCGGCAAGTTCTGCTTCATCTCCAGGTTCTGATTCTGGTACTTCCTCTCCTTCTGGTGCTCCAGCATCTTCCGGTGCAGGTTCTTCAGTTGGTTCTTCGTCTCCTTCAGCCTCTTCTAGTTCATCTAAAAGTCCTTCTATGAGTACTTCTTGATATGCTTCTAGAATAATATTTTTAAGATCTGCTTTTTTCATATTATCTTGTTCTACAGTGATCTTTACCTTTTAAGTAAGGAGTCTTACATTTAGTTCCTTTAACGTGTTTTCTACCGCATTTACCACAGCAAGTAGATTGAGCTTCATCGATATGATGGCCTTTTCCTTGCCCAAAAGCATCAGGTCCAATACCGGCTTTTTTACCTGTATTTATTTTTCCTCCAAAAGATACTGTAGAAGTATCTCCGTTTGGACGTATTACTTTAGCTATGTTACCTTCTATATGTTTTACTAAGGTATATGTT